GTGCCAGCTTCTAAGTTTACAAGAAGATCTATAGTTTCTACAGATAAACCAGAAGATCTTGCTGGTCTTGATACAACTATTGATTGGAAAAACACAGGAGACAATGCTTATGATGGTGAAAAACTAAAACTATTAGTGCATGATGAAAGTGGTAAATGGGAAAGACCTAATGACATACAAAATAACTGGCGTGTCACTAAAACAACATTAAGACTAGGTTCTAGAATTATAGGTAAATGTATGATGGGATCAACATCAAACGCTTTAGACAAGGGTGGTAGAAACTTTAAAAAATTATATGATGACTCAGATGTTAAAAAAAGAAATGCCAATGGACAAACTCGTTCAGGACTCTATTCTTTGTTCATACCTATGGAATGGAATTACGAGGGATACATTGATTCTTATGGCTATCCTGTCTTCGACACACCACCAAAAGAAGTGCATGGACCTCATGGAGCACCAATCAAAATTGGGGTTATTGAATACTGGGAAAATGAGGTAGAGGGTCTTAGACAAGATCAAGATGGTTTAAACGAATTTTATAGACAGTTCCCGCGCACAACTAAACACGCGTTTAGAGATGAGTCTAAAATGTCTTTATTTAACTTAACTAAAATATATCAACAAGTAGATTATAATGAAGACCTAGAAAGAAACTCAGTTGTTACTACTGGTAGTTTTCATTGGGAAGACGGCGTTAAAGATACTAAAGTTATATTTGTTCCAAATAAAAACGGTAGATTTAAAGTATCATGGGTGCCACCTATTCATTTACAAAACCAAATATTTGTAAAGCACAACATGAAATACCCAGCCAACGAACACATAGGCGCGTTTGGCTGTGATAGTTATGATATATCAGGCACGGTAGACGGTAAAGGTTCTAATGGATCTTTACATGGTTTAACTAAGTTTAGCATGGATGAAGCTCCTTCTAATCATTTTTTCTTAGAGTATATAGCTAGACCACAAACCGCTGAAATGTTTTTTGAAGACGTATTGATGGCTTTACATTTTTATGGCATGCCAATATTAGCAGAAAACAATAAACCAAGGTTATTGTATTATTTAAAACGTAGAGGTTATAGAAATTTTTCTATGAATAGACCTGATAAAATTAAACTATCAATAACAGAACGAGAAATAGGTGGCATACCTAACTCAAGTGAAGATATTAAACAGGCTCATGCAGCGGCTATAGAAACTTACATAGAAGATCACGTTGGTGATTTAGGTGAGAGATTTGGTAGCATGTACTTTCAGCGAACTTTAGAAGACTGGGCTCAGTTTGACATAAACAATAGAACTAAACACGATGCTTCTATTAGCTCAGGGCTTGCTGTTATGGCGTGTAACAAAAATAAATATAGACCAATAAATGAAATAATTAGAGAAAAAGTTTCTTTAGGTTTTTCAAAATACAACAATAAAGGAGATTTTTCTAAAATAATAAAATAAATGATTCAAGGAAATTATAACAGTGGTTTTCCAAGTCAGGTGGTACCTGATGCAGAGAAAATGAGTTTAGAATACGGTACTCGTGTAGGTAGAGCTATAGAGTATGAGTGGTTCAGAAGCAATAGAGGTGGTGACAGATTTTCTATGAATTTTGCTAATTTTCATAACTTAAGATTATATTCTAGAGGAGAACAGTCTATACAAAAATATAAAGATGAATTATCTATTAATGGTGATTTATCTTACCTTAATTTAGACTGGAAACCTGTACCTATTATACCTAAGTTTGTAGATATAGTTGTTAACGGTATGTCTCAAAGAGATTACGATGTTAAAGCTTATGCTCAAGATCCTGAATCACAAAAGAAAAGAACTAATTATGCTGAAGGTTTATTAAGAGATATACAAGCTAGATCTTTTTTGCAAAAAGCAGAAGCACAAATTGGTATGAATTTATGGACTACATCAGCTCCAGAAAATTTACCTGAAAATAAAGAAGAATTAAGTTTACACATGCAGCTTAGTTATAAGCAGTCTATTGAAATAGCAGAAGAAGAAGCTATATCAAATGTAATGGCTCAAAACAAATACATACAGACTAAAAAAAGAATGTTGCAAGATTTAGTAGTATTGGGTATTGGGGCTGTAAAAACTAATTTTAATAGATCAAATGGTATAACTGTTGAGTATGTTGATCCAGCTAATCTAGTATACTCTTATACTGATGATCCTAATTTTCAAGATCTATATTACGTAGGTGAAGTAAAAATGATACACCTGGCTGATTTGCAAAAGCAGTTTCCAGAATTAACACCAGATGAATTAAAAAGAATAGAAAAGTTTCCAGGTACTCAAAACTACCTTAGAAACTGGAATGAATCACCAGACATGGTTGCTGTTTTGTTTTTTGAATATAAAACATATAGTAATCAAGTGTTTAAAATAAAACAAACTGATCAAGGTTTAGAAAAAGCGTTAGAAAAAACTGACTTTTTTAATCCTCCACCTAGCGATAATTTTGATAGAGTTTCTAGATCAATAGAAGTATTGTACACTGGTGCAAAAGTCTTAGGTATAGATAATATGTTATCCTGGGAAGTTTCACAAAATATGACTAGACCTTTTTCTAACATGACAAAGGTAAACATGAATTATCAAATATGTGCCCCTAGAATGTATAGAGGGCGTATAGAGTCACTAGTTGGAAGAGTAACAGGTTTTGCTGATATGATTCAGTTAACTCATTTAAAACTACAACAAGTTATTGCAAGAATGGTACCTGATGGTGTTTTTGTTGATGTTGATGGTTTAGCAGAGGTTGATTTAGGCAACGGCACAAATTATAATCCACAAGAAGCATTAAACATGTATTTTCAAACTGGTTCTATAGTTGGTAGATCTTTAACTCAAGATGGTGATCCTAATAGAGGTAAAGTTCCTATTCAAGAATTACAAACCTCTAGCGCAAATGGTAAAATACAATCGCTTATAGGTACTTATCAATATTACCTACAAATGATACGTGATGTAACTGGTTTAAACGAGGCTAGAGATGGTAGCACTCCTGATAAAGATGCTTTAGTGGGTATACAAAAAATGGCAGCAGCTAATTCAAATACCGCTACAAGACATATATTACAAGCTTGTTTATACTTAACAGTCAAAGCAGCTGAAAACATATCATTAAGAATAGCTGATATGTTAGAATATGATTTATTAGCAGACACTCTTAAAAAATCTGTAAGTAATTTTAATGTAGGTACGTTAGAGGAAATGAGTAATTTAAATTTATTTGAGTTTGGTATATATTTAGAACTTGAACCAGATGACGAAGAAATTGCTAAGCTAGAAGAAAATATACAAGTTGCTTTACAATCAGGCCAAATATTTTTAGAAGATGCTATAGACATTAGACAAATTAAAAACTTGAAATTAGCTAATCAAATGCTAAAAGTAAAACGTAAAGCAAAACAAAAAATGGATCAAGAGATCGCGCAGCAAAACATACAAGCTCAATCTCAAGCAAACATACAAGCTCAAGAAGCTTCAGCTTTATATGAAGTGCAGAAACACGAAGCAATGACTTCTTCTAAATTACAAATAGAGCAAGGTAAGGCTCAGTTTGAAATACAAAAACTAGAAAAAGAAGCTCAGATTAAAAAAGAATTAATGGAAATTGAGTTTCAATATCAAAAACAATTAGCTCAAATGGAAAAAGGATACATGAGCAGCAAAGAAACAGAAATAGAAGATCGTAAAGATAAAAGAACAAAAATGCAAGCTACACAACAAAGTGAAATGATTGCACAAAGAAACAATGACTCAGGCCCTGTAGATTTTGAATCAGGTAATGATAGTCTTGGTGGAATAAATCTAAATGGCTTTGACCTTTAGATAGTATTATTTATTAATTTTATATTATTATATTATGTCAGAAACAAAAACAAAAGAAGAAGTGGTTGCTTCTAATCCTATTGAAAAAGGAGAAGTAACTAATGAATCAAAATCAGATTACAAAGTTGATCTAAAAACTGGAACAACTAAAAAACAAGAAGCATCTACTATTACTAAAGTAGATTTAACAAAAAAACCAGAACAAGATGCCGTTCAAGTCGGAGAAACAAAGGAAGTGGTTGTGGGCGAACAAGCCGGAAATAGCCCTAAAGTGGACGAACAAATACCAGAGCCCAGCAAAGCTACTGAAGACTTTAAACAAATCCAAGAAATAACAAAAGAAGAAGTTAAAAAAGTAGAAAATGTTGTTGAAGAAGCTGTAAGAGACGAAAAAGTTTTAGGAAAACAATTACCTGAAAATGTTGAAAAATTAGTTTCGTTTATGGAAGAAACTGGTGGTACCGTAGAAGATTATGTTAGATTAAGCGCAGATTACTCTAGTGTAGACGGTCAAACATTATTAAAAGAATATTATAAAAAATCTAAACCACATCTTAACGATGAGGAAATAGGCTTTATCATGGAAGATAATTTTTCTTATGATGAAGAAATTGATGACGAGCGAGAAGTTAGAAAGAAAAAACTCGCACTTAAAGAAGAGGTTGCAAAAGCTCATGGCTATTTAGAAGAACTAAAGGGTAAATATTACGACGAGATCAAGTTGAGACCGGGCGTTACTCAAGAACAACAAAAAGCTATGGAATTTTTTAATCGATATAACGAAGATCAGCAAGTTGCTACACAACAACATGAGGATTTTAAAACTAAAACTAAACAACTGCTCTCTGATGACTTCAAAGGTTTTGAATTCAAATTAGGAGATAAAAATTTTAGATACGGTGTTAAAAATCCAAATGAAGTTATTGAATCTCAGTCAAACATTAGTACGTTTGTTCAAAAGTTTTTGGATAAAGACGGCGCCGTTACAGACCACGAAGGATATCATAAAGCAATATACGCTGCTAGAAATGCAGACACAATAGCACAACACTTTTATGAGCAAGGCAAAGCCGATGCTGTTAAAGACGTGGTTGCTAAGTCTAAAAACATAAGCAACGAATCTAGGCCACAGCCTACAGGAGATGTTTTTGTTGGAGGATTTAAAGTGAAAGCAGTTAGCGGTTCTGATTCTAGTGGACTGAAAATAAAAACACGTAAATTTAACAATTAAAATTAACAATTATGGGAATATTAACTCCTCAATTTGGTAGTTTAGTGCCTTCGCAAGCACAACAAACGTTGGCTAACAACTACCTAAACTTCAACGGCGCTGCTGGTGGAGGAACATTCGCACAACAATACCTTCCAGAAATTTATGAAGCTGAAGTAGAAAGATACGGTAACCGTACTATCTCAGGTTTCTTAAGAATGGTTGGTGCTGAAATGCCAATGACATCTGATCAAGTAATTTGGTCTGAACAAAATAGATTACACATTGCATACGACAACGTTGCAAGCAATGGTGTTCAAACAATCACGTTGCCTGCTGGCGTTACTAACGTACTAGCACCTAATATGACTGTTGTAATCATGGATCCAGCTAATCCATCTGCTACTGTACATGCTATAGTAGGAAATGGCGCTGTTCAAACAGGAAACCAAACTGCTACAGTTTATCCTTATGTTGCTGCTAACCTTGCTGGTTTAGGAGCTGCTGGACTAAAACTATTTGTATATGGTTCTGAATTTGCTAAAGGTACTGCTGGTTCTACTGAGAACATCACTCCTTCTTTTACGCAATATGCTAACTCACCTATCATTATCAAATCCAATTATCAAATAAACGGATCTGATACTGCTCAAATCGGTTGGGTTGAAGTTGCTGCTGAAGACGGAACATCAGGATTCTTATGGTATTTAAAAGCTGAAGGTGAAACTAGATTAAGATTTGAAGATTACTTAGAAATGAGTATGGTTGAAGGTCAATTAGCTACGGCTGGTTCTGGTTTTAGCGCTAATCAAGCTTTAATACCTGGATTTGGTGGTGCTGCACCTGTAGTTGCTGCTAAAGGAACTCAAGGTTTATTCTCTGCTATACAGTCAAGAGGTAATGTACTTGCTGGATACGGTGGAACATTAAGTGACTTTGATGCAATATTACAAAACTTAGATTCTCAAGGAGCTATTGAAGAGAACATGATGTTCTTAGACAGAGCTACTGAATTACAGTTTGATAATATGTTAGCACAACAAAATTCTTACGGAGCTGGAGGTACATCTTACGGTGTATTTGAAAACTCTGAAGAAATGGCGTTGAACTTAGGATTTTCTGGTTTTAGAAGAGGTTCTTATGACTTCTACAAAACTTCATGGAAATACTTAAATGATGCTTCTACAAGAGGTGGTTCTGGAAACTTCACTGGTGGTGACAACATCGACGGTGTATTAGTACCTGCAGGAACAACTACTGTGTATGACCAATTACTTGGTACAAACATACGTAGACCATTCCTACACGTGCGTTACAGAGCTTCACAAGCTGATGACAGAAGAATGAAGTCTTGGATCACGGGATCTGTTGGTGGTGCATTCACTACAACAAATGATTTCATGCAAGTGTCTTTCTTATCTGAAAGATGTTTAGTAACACAAGCTGCAAATAATTTCGTATTATTCGTTGCTTAATATTTATGTAATTTTTACCCTCGTTATATCAACGGGGGTAATTATTACTTTTATAAACTATTTAATTATATTATATTATGTCAAAAATAAAAGAAACAAAAGAATTCAACCCAGAAAAGGGTTGGGAAATAAAAGATAGAAATTACTTTCTTACTGGAACAGATAGACCTTTAACTTATACGCTACCTTCAAAGCACTCAGCACGTTATCCTTTGTTATGGTTTAACGAGCATACAGGAGAGCAAAAAGCTATAAGATACGCTAACAATCAAATGTCTCCATTTGAAGCAGATCAAAAAGGCGAAGCAACTATGTCTCATATTATATTTAGAGACGGTACACTTCATGTTCCTAAAAGAATGCAATCATTACAAAAGCTTTTATCAATATATCATCCTTATAAAGATAGTAGATATACTGAACACTTGCCAGTGGCTGAAGCTCAAAATGATTTATATTTATTAGAGTTAGAAATAGAAGCTTTAAACCATGCTAAAAACATAGGTGTAAATGAAGCTGAAGCAATATTAAGAGTTGAAAAAGGCTCTGTTGTATCTGAAATGAGCTCTAAAGAAATAAAAAGAGATATACTATTATTTGCTAAAAATGATCCACAATTATTTATTGAACTAGCTAAAGACGATAATGTTCAATTAAGAAACTTTGGAATTAAAGCTGTTGAAGCTAGAATAATATCTTTGTCTAGCGACAATAGAGATTTTAAATGGGCAAGTAATGGTCGTAAGCTTATGACTGTACCTTTTGAAGAACATCCATACTCAGCCTTAGCTGCATGGTTTAAAACAGACGAAGGTTTAGAAGTTTATAAAACTATAGAGAAAAAACTCTCTTAACCTGTAATACTAATATAGGGCTCGTTTACTCGGGCCCAATATTATAATAAAAATTGACAAATGGCAATAAACGTAAACACTGTTTATAAAACAGTCTTATTAATACTTAACCAACAGCAAAGAGGTTACATGACACCTGACGAGTTTAATAAAGTCGGTGCTCAAGTACAACTTAATATGTTTGAAAATTACGCTAGTGATTTAAATCAACAGTATCGTGTTCCACAAAATGATACAGAGTATGCTAATAGAGTTAAAAATATAGACGAAAAAATTGACATTTTTAAAAAAATTGGAACTGCTAATTATTATACGCCAGGTTCTTACTTTACTCTTCCTTACGGTGCCGCGT